TATCCTGCAGGCTTCTTAGGCTCTGTTGGTAGTTACGCTGTTATTGCATTACCAATGACAGGAGTACCTACTGCTACTTCATCACAGCAATTCTTTTATAAGAATTATTTAAATGAGTGGGTACTATTAGGATCAGGCCTATGGCATCGTAGCATACCAACTATCACTGGTGCAAATTCTAATCCTACATTGACAGCCGGTCAAACATTTAACCTATCAATTACAGATTTGGACCTTAATAGCGAAACAGCAACTATTACTGTTCCAGGATTTGGTTCAAACAATGTAACTGGCGTAGCAAACGAAATTAATAATCTAGGTTGGGAACATCTATCTGCAGGAGTCAATTCAGCAGGAAGACTAGTACTTTACGGAGAATATTCAATAACCGTCACAGCAGGTACAGGTACAGTATTAACAGATTTAGGAATTGAAGAAAACGGTTATGCTGCACCTAAGTTATATTATGGTACATCAGCACAACAACCACTATGGCAGCAAGGACAAAGTGTACCAAGACCTAGCGGATCAGTATGGATTAAGGTAGGAAGTGCAGGTAACGGTCTTGCTCCAATCATGTCAGAATATAATAGTACTGTTGATGCATGGGTAGCAAAAAATGTAAGTCTTGCTACCGGCGATGCTACTGCGATCAACGCATTAGATTCAACAGGTGGACAAGCAATTCCTGCAGGTACAATTTATGGCCAATATGCATATAATAATACAATTGCAACTTTCCCTTCTCCTGTATATTTCTGGAAGCGTGTTGCTACAGGCCCAACAGTAGTTACTGGTACTAATACTAGTCCTTCATTCAGTTCAGGACCATATATAGCATCAGTACATGTAACAACTCCAAATTCATCAACTTGGACAGGTCCATATACAGTTTCATTAGCAGATAATACATTTGCTGAAGAATTTGTTGAAGCATGGCAGTTAGCAAGTATTCCTTATACAACCGCAGAAGTCAGTACAGATGGTTCAATTCAAATCACTCACACATTAGGTGGAAGTATAAGAATCAGCGATATTAATACTGCAACAGGATTAAGTAATGGTCTATTGGCAGAAGCAGGTTTTGTAGCAGGTGTAACAGCCGGTTGTAAGCCAGGTTATGTCGAAGCCAATACATTTGATGTTGCACAAGCAAGCACTTCTTCAGTTGCTGGAGCAGGATTGCAAATATCTGTAACAGTTACACAAAATATTAATTATACTTTAAATACTATAAATTCCGGTGGCACTGACTATGTTGTTGGTGATACAGTAACATTTGCCGGAACAGATTTAGGCGGCACTAGCGCAAACGATCTTGAAGTTGTTGTTTCTAGTGTAGGCGCCGGCGGAGAAGTTTTAGGAATAGTTTTCTCAACCGGTGAAGATAATCTTCCTGCATATCACTACGAAGTTATGTTAAGTAACTGGGTAGAATTTGACTATACAGCAAATGAAGGTGCACCAACAGAAGTTCCGGCAAATAATACTAATTGGTATTATAGCGTAGTTGATGAATGCGACATTATGATCAACACACAAGGTGGTTGGGTGGGTTATCGCAATGCTAACTATGATAGCAACGGTTTCCCATTACCTAGCGGTACTAATACAACTGACCCAGAAGGTCCAATTGTAAGTGCTAGCGAACCAACTACTCAAAGCGATGGCACAGCATTAGCATACGGTGATTTATGGGTTAACACAAGTGCAGAAGCACTTGAAAATTATCCAGTAATCAGTCGTTGGCAAAATGTTGATGGTCAAGATCAGTGGGTATTAATAGATAATGCAGATCAAACAAGCCCAGCAGGTATATTATTTGCTGATGCTCGTTGGTCAAGCAATCAAAATACTATTAACCCAGCAAATGATCCTATTCCAACAATCAAATCATTGCTAGTAAGCAATAATTTAGATTTGGATGCCCCAGAACATGCATTATATGCAGTAGGATGCTTACTATTCAACACTCGTCGTAGTGGTAATAACGTCAAGCAGTTTAGAAGTAATTACTTCAACGCAACTGCTTTCCCAGACGAAACATTACCAACAATACGTAGCACTTGGGTATCAGTAAGTGGCTTGCAGTCAAACGGCAGTCCTTATATGGGTCGCAAGGCTCAAAGAGCAATGGTCGTACAAGCACTACGTGCAGTATTAGCAACTAATACAGCAATACGTGATGAAGATAACTTCTTCAACTTGATGGCAACACCAAACTATCCAGAATGTCAAGCAGGAATGATTGAACTAAATGGTGCACGTGGTGAAACTTGCTATATCTTAGGCGATACTCCAATGCGTCTACCTGAACAAGCAACTGACATTCAAGCATGGGCAACTAATGCTGCAGGTGCAACAAGCACAGGCGAAGATGGATTAGTCACTCGTAATACTTATATGGGCTTGTTCTATCCAAGCGGATTAACAGCAGACTTGAATGGCAATGAAGTTGCTGTTCCAGCAAGTCATATGATGCTACGTACATTCCTACGTAACGATACAATTGCTTATCCTTGGTTCGCAGCAGCCGGTGTACGCAGAGGTGTCATTGACAATGCATTAAGCATTGGTTACCTAGATAGTATAACAGGTGAGTTTATATCAACTAAGACACGTATTGGTATACGTGATGTTCTATACACTAATTTCATTAACCCACTAGTATTCTTTACTGGTAATGGCTTATTGAACTATGGTAATAAGACATCATTCAACAGTCAAAGCGCATTAGATAGAACTAACGTAGCAAGACTAGTTGCATACATTCGTCGTCAATTAACATTAGCAGCAAGACCATTCGTCTTTGAACCAAACGACACTACAACTCGTCAAGAGATTTCAGGTGTCGTAGAATCATTGATGCTTGATTTGATCGCTAAGAGAGGTATCTATGATTACTTAGTTGTTTGCGATGAGTCAAATAACACACCAGCAAGAATTGATCGTAATGAATTGTGGATCGACGTTGCAATTGAACCAGTCAAGGCAGCAGAATTTATCTACATCCCAGTGCGTATCTTGAATACAGGTGAAATAGGCAATCAAGGATAATTATAGTAATAAATAGAATTACGGAGAAATATACAAATGTCAGCATTATCACTAAACAAAATGTCAGTAGCCGGCAGTGACGGAGGTACTGGAAACCAAGGCTTATTAATGCCTAAACTACAATATCGTTTTAGAGTAAAATTCTTAAACTTTGGTGTAGATACTTTAGGAGGTTTGAGCCTTACTAGACAGATCGTTGACATAGCAAGACCAACTGTGCAATGGGATCAAGTCACATTGCCAGTGTACAATAGCACAGTTAAGTTAGCAGGTAAGCATCAGTGGACTGATATTACTTGCACTATACGTGACGAAGCAACTGGCGAAGTTGCTAAGGCTGTTGGTCAGCAATTACAAAAGCAATTAGACTTCTTAGAACAAGCATCAGCAGCAGCAGGTCAAGACTATAAGTTCCAAACTAATATTGAAATATTAGATGGTGGTAATGGTGTAGCCGCTCCTGTAGTACTTGAAACTTGGGAACTATATGGTTGCTGGGTAAAGACTGCTAACTATCAGACATTGAACTATGGACAAAGCGATGCGTTAACTATTCAGTTAACAATTTGTTATGACAACGCATTACAAACACCAATCGGTAGTGGCGTAGGTTCAACAGTAGGTAGACTTGCCGGATCATTATCAACTGGCGTTGGCGCAGCAACCTAATTTAGGTAGCCAGTAAATGGCTAAAGGTTATTGGGGTCAACAATTACAAAATGCCCTCGGAGCATTCTTAGGAACTCCGGGGGCTCCTAGTGGAGCCTACTTAAGAGATTTTAGGCACGCAGCAAAAACATTTCTTCCTGATAGTTATGCTCTTGCTCCTAAATTCAAATTTCTTTTTCATACATATTTTAAAATAAATCCTGCTGCATTAGATTCAACAATGACAGGAAATTTTAGTAACTATGGATTACTAGTTAAAGATATCAGATTACCATCATATCGTTTTAGCACACATATACTTAACCAATATAATCGTAAACGAATCGTACAAACAAAAATTAATTATGATCCTGTTGAAATAACTTTTCACGATGATAATAGCAACGTAATTAACAAATTGTGGTATGCCTATTACACTTATTATTACAAAGACGCAGCAAAGTTATTAAAAAATCCTACTAGTAATACAACACAGTCTACACAGGCAGATTTTAATAATAGAAACATTTATAAAGATGACGCACAAGGTAGCACAGATTGGGGTTATATAGGTGAAATAAGTACTAATGCGTCAGGGGCTAGCACTAAAAAACCTTTCTTTGATAGTATTACTGTTTATGGTTTTAATCAACATCAATTTATCGCATATCAATTAATTAATCCAATAATAGTAAATTTCAATCATGATAGTTATGATTACGATCAGGGTAATGGTATCATGCAAAATCGTATGACTGTTGATTATGAAACAGTTCAATACTATGAAGGTGCCTTTAATGGCGAAACACTACCTGATATTGAAACAGGTAACTTTGCTGATGCAACACATTATGATAGAGAACCAAGTCCGATTACTATACCCGGTGCTAATGGTAAAATATTAGGTCAAGGTGGATTTGTTGATGGCATAGGTGGATTTATTAATGCATTAAATCAAAAACCACCTAACCTATTGGGCGCAATAAAAATTGCAGGTGCTACTTATAATAATGCAAAATCATTTGATTTTAAAACAGCAGCCAAACAAGAAGCAGAAAATTTATTAACGAACGCAATAGGACAATTAAGAATTGGTCCTACAATTAGAAATCAAACCACACAAACACCTATACCACAATCAACACCCACTAATAATGGTGCGGGTTCACCTACGATATCAAATGGTTCACAACCGGGGGCAGTGGGCGGTGCACCAACAGCGGGTAGTCAAGTTCCTTCTA